ACGCTCGCGATATGCCCTTCCCGGTAGGCGAGATTGATCTCGGTCCGCGCGATCCGGAGCGCCTTGTATCGGATGTTCTCCACGCCAGGCTGAGTCAGGATCGGCTCCAGCGACGCCGCCAGCTTCCGTGCGCTCGCGCCCTTCGCGATCCCCTTGAAGATCTCGTCGGCGATCGCCTGCCGGGCATCCTTGTCCAGGTTGTAAAGCCGCTCGGAGAGCTTCAGACCATCACGGTACGTGCGCGCATACAGCCGGTCCAGCACGGTCGCCGGCACGCGGCCGAACTCCACGTCGATGCGTCCGTGATCGAACAGCGCATGCACGCGGTGGGCCGGGTAAATTGCCGCCCGCGCCTTCACCAGAGAAGACAACAGCCCGGCTTCTCGCCGGGCTGCATTCGTCGCCGCTTCCTCTATTCCGCCGTCAAGGATCTCCTTGAACCTGTCCCTCATCTCGTCGCAATGGCGCTCGATGCTGGCCGCCATGTGGCGTTTGTAGCGCGCTCCCAGGATGCCGCGCGGGATCGTCTCCAGTTCCCGCCGCAAGCCGGCCGCCGTCTCTTCCAGCAACCGCAAGACCCGCTTCACGTTCGTTTGGTCGATCGCCGCTTGATCAGATCGGCTCTCCCGGATCAGACGCTCGTATTCCTGGGCAAGAGTAGACAATTTCGGCATATCGGCCATATGGTATTTCCAACAAATGATTTACATGATATGAATCCACAACTGCGTCTGGTAAGATATCGTGAAGTCTCATTTAAAGCCGTAAGCCATGGATATCCCAATTAACCATCACGTTGTTCCACGATTGTATTTGACCGGTTTCTCATCCGATTCACAGGGGAAATATATTTTCCAATATACATTGGGACAAAGCTATGTACCGAGTATCTCTCAACCAGGCTTTCGGTCAAATAGCAGCCCCGCACATCTCTCCATTAAATCGCAAGCGGGAATTATTCCCGGTATATATAGCTTCACAAGTTTGAATGGCACTCACGATATAGCCGGCATTGAACCCAAACTTGCGCGCTTAGAAAGATACAGTGATCGCATTCTGCAAATTCTTCAAGGCCGTCCGAATCCTATCAATAAGTTTGCTCTTAACCCGCTCACTCGTTATCAGAAGGCGACGTTTGCGGTTTATATCAACCTTATGATCAATAGGACGCCATTAGCTAAAATACGTGGCGAGGAGACATGGGCACCCTCCAAGGGAGGTAAGAAAGCTTTCAATAACACTCAATTGTTTGTTATACAGTGGGCAAAATATATTAAAGAAAACGCGTATACTGAAAGTGATCAGTATATCAAGGTCATCCGCGACTTCACATTAAGCCGTGCGAGTAGTGGACGCAATTATTACATGTCAAGCAATGACCTAATGCTTTCGCGACTGGAAGCGTCAGGGACGGTTAAAGATTTTTTATTATATTCGGAGTTTATTACGCGCGAAGATCTGCCGGATTTTGCGTACACATTTTTCGTTGCAAATAATAGTCATTTTCATGCTAAATGGCTGCGAAAGATGCGTTGGACATATTTAGTTGCACCTCCAGGATCGCACGTTGTGACGTGCGATAATCCTGTTGCACTTGTAAATAAAATCCCTGTATGGTCTTCAAAGACTGAGCTAACTCTTCCGATTACAAGCCGACTTGCTTTGTTATGCTCCTGGCATTATGATTTGCCCGAAGGGTATGTCGTCGCGACACCCGCCGTTGTGGCAGAAGTTAATCACCGCACAATTTTCAATGCGAGTCAGTGGGTGTTTGCATCAGAGGATCGTAAATCTATTGCCGACGCAATAGAATCAAGATCTGGTGCCCAGCAATGGATCTATGACATGCTTACTGAACACAGCTAATTCGATAGTTCCTTCTATAAACTATCCTTTCCGCCTTCGCGGTCGATCGTCGAGATCAGTTTCCCGGTCTGATCGATCGCGTTCTGGGCGTTCGGATCGGTCTCGGTGGGCGATGGACGCGGCTGCTTCGCAAGCTCCTCCTGAAGCGCCGTCACGTCCTGAATGCCGTTCGCCTGCGCGATCCGCTCCACAGCACGTTCCTGCGTCAGGAAACCGGCGATCACTTCCTCCTGGGTCCTCGCCGTCAGCGCCGTGAGTTCGTCCTGGCTCAAGTCGAAGAACGACGGCCACTGGATCTGGATGTCGTAGCTGTCCTCGTCCTTGGCGCTCACGCCAAGGTCCATTCCGAGCGCCTGCACGCCCAGCGCCACAAGCTGCAGGAACGCCACGATCCCGTTGTCCCCATAGCTCTTGCGCTTCTCGATCGTGATCTCGATCAGAGGCTGGAACAGCTGCTCCAGAACCGCGCTCGTTAGGTTCCCCTTGTTGCTGAACTCGGACTGGTCCACCTCTACCGAGGACGCCGCCGAGCGGATCTGCTTCGTCAGCTCCCGCGCGTACTCCATCATCGCCGGGCGCAGCGCGTTGCCGGTCGGCGGGAACTCCACCTTGCCTTGCCGCTCCCCCTCGACGCTCTTGGCGTCGATCGGCTGCCCTGGCACCAGCGGCTTGTCGATGTCCTGCTCGTCAAGCTCCAGGTCGATGTAGATCGGGTTCGTCTCCGCGTCGAACTGGTTGCTCCGGTCCATCAGGTGATAGGTCAGATGGATGCGGTCCAGCACCCGGTACAGGTCCCACAGGTCGCCCGCGCCGAACAGGTCGTCGGTCTCCAGGTTTTTGACGTGCGTCACAGGGATCAGACCGAACGGGTTCGTCTTGCTCGCCGCCGGATCGATCCGCCAGCCCTCGTAGGTGTCCGGGTTCGTCCTCTGGTAGCCCATGGCGACGTTCGTGATGCCGCGCGAGAGGGTGAACTGCTCGTCGGGGACGGGATAGTAATGGACTTCCTGCTCCGCCGTCCACTCCTCGCGATACCACATCAGCTTGCCGGTCGCCGCGTCGAGGTAGCTGTACTGGACGCGCGCCATCAAAAGCTCATTGCAGTCGTGCGGGTTGTAGTAGAGCCGGCACTCGTCCGCCAGGGAGAGCGCCTGGATCGAGAGCGGGATCTGCGCCGCTTCGTCATACGCGAACTTCAGCGCGATGCCGCCCTCGATCGCTCCGTTTCTCGCCATGGCCACGAGCCGCGCGGACATGCGGTTCTTGCGCCACATCGCACGGACGAACTCTTCGAGCCTGGGGTTCTCCGGCGCGTGGAGCTGCAGCGGCTTTCCGAAGAGCCAGCGCGCGCCTCGGGAGACGATGCTCTTGGCGATGGGCAGGCATCGCGGCCGTGGTCCCCGGTCCTCGATCTTCCAGTCCTGGAAGTGGAACAGCGGATACGGCTCCAGCATATCGTACGCGCGCGCCTCATAGGCGCGGCTGCGAATCTGGTCGAGACACGCCGGCAGCGTCCTTGTGTTAATCAGCGCGGCCGCCATTGCGTGAACCGTTTGCATAGAAACCTATCCCCGATTTCGATTCTCTTGTTCGGTTACTCTTGGTGTGGTTGCGATCTCTGGACACCCCTTCCCCGGGCTTTAGCCCCTTGTTGGGGAAGGGGAAGTCGAGCCTAAGCGAGACGGGGGATAGGTCTCTCACACGTACCCGCCTGTCTTGCCGCGCCGGCTCTTGCGTCCGCCGATCGTGCCCAGGAACCGCTTCAGCGCATACACGAACGCGTCGACCACGTCGTCATGCTTCGCCTTCGGGAACGCGGTCAGTTGGGCGAGCAGCTCACGCGCCCATTCGAATGTCGCCGGGTAGATGTGCGGGTCCGGCAGCAGCACGCGCCCGCCCTCGCAGATCGGTGAGACGCCATGCGCTCGCGCCACCTTGTCCTGCTCCGCCGGAACCGGAATGAGCGCCAGGTCGTGGCGATCGCGCCGGACGTACTGGATCAGCGTCGTCCCCGCCTGCTTGTCCTCGACGTAGTCGCCCCGGTACCGATCGCCATACGCCTTGCGGTACCAATCGGCCTGCGCAACCAGGAACTTCGCCACGTCCGGCGTCTCCCAGCGACCATGAGCCATCCGGAGAACGTAGACGTTCCCGTCCTCGCCGGACGCCGTCGTGACGCATGCCGTCTCGTCGTTTTCTTCCTTCGCCTTCGTCGCCAGGTCCCAGCAGGTCCAGACCTCTTTGAGCGCTGGCAGCACACGGTACCGCTGCTCGAACCACGCCTCCTTGAAGATCGTCCCGCCCTTTGCCGCC